AGTAATGGGTGACACATCCCGATCTTTTAAATCAAATTTAAAAGAATGGAGTGGTAGTGCAGATATATATTATGATGTTACAGATGTAGGTATCATACAAAGTGCAATTGATGCAGGAGTAGAAGTAGCATTAGTAGCCTATCCTGGTGGTTCAACTGCGGGTAGTGCTGATCCAAAACTAGCAGGGAACATATTAATCACTGGATTAAGTGTGGACTCTTCGATGGATGGGATGGTGACATCCGCAATTAGTTTTCAAGGCACTGGTGATTTATTAATCGCTAGCGATTAGGCTACTAAATGGCAAGGACTATTAATCAACGGTTAAAGTTTAACAGGTCGTTTAATAGAAAGGTTGAAAGGGCTTTAGATCAGTTCAGTGAGTTTATCATGACTAAAGCCCTTCCAGTTCTTAAAAAACATACCCCAATTGACACAGGAAATGCTCGCCGCCATTGGAAGAAGAAACTCAGGGGGACTAAACAGGTAATATATAACAGAATAGTATATATTGCACGGTTAGACCGAGGTTGGAGTAAGCAAAAACCAGATGGTATATTGACTCCAGCAATAAAAGAACTTAAATTACGAACTATAAAGAGTAGAAAATAATGAATAATGTATTAGATAAAGCAATATCACACTTTCGTGAAAAATTAGATAAAGAACTACACTCCTTTCATGTTGATGAATGGCAAATAGATGTGTTTTTCAAAGAGACAACTAGTTTCAAGAACGAAAGTAAAATATTAAATTTACAGCAAGAAGGTAAAGCAGTTGAGGCACTAGTGGAAAGCATTGTAGTGAAAGCACTAACGGAAGATGGAAAACGAATGTTCAAACCAGCAGATAGAGTGACATTATTAAATGAAGTTGACCCTGCTGTGCTGATTAAAATAGCAAGTGCTATTAATGGGGTTGAAGAAACCTTTGAGGAAGTTGAAAAAAACTAATAGAGGACACTGACTTATACTTCTTAATGTCATTATGCAAAGAGTTAGGTATTAGTTTAGAACAAGGGATGGAGATGTCGGTGTCCGAAATCAGGTTATGGGGTGCATATTTTAAAATAGAGCACGATAGAAACAAGGAGATAAAGAATGGCTGATGCAGTATTGACGGTAGGGTTAGATGTCAGGGAAGCAGACAGGGCGTTAGGGAAGTTCACCAAAGCATTACAGGCAGTAGCAACTGGATTAGTAGTGCGAGGATTGGTGGATCTAGCCGATGCGGCCACTTCCCTCAATAACAAATTAAAACTTGTCACAACTTCAACTGCGGAGACATCTGATGCTTTTGAGACAGTTATTAAAATAGCCAGAGACACCAGAACTCCACTAGAAGCAGTAACCACTACATACTTTAGATTGTCTAGGGCTAGTGAGGATTTAGGTATATCACAGGAGAGAGTGGCGAATATCACTACTACTCTATCACAAGCAGTAACATCATCAGGGTTATCTGCACAAGAAGCCGCTGGACCATTGTTACAGTTATCACAGGCATTCCAATCAGGTAGATTGGCAGGTGATGAATTTAGATCAGTATCGGAAGGGTTGCCCCAGGTTTTGACTGCATTAGCAACTCATTTAAAAGTACCCAAAGGCGCACTTAAAAAATTAGCATCAGAAGGTAAAATCACAGGTCGGGTATTAGTCGAAGCACTAGAAGGTGCTGCTGATAAGGTGGCAACGGATTTTGGGAAAACAACATCCACTATAGGGCAAGCAATAGAAGTGTTGAAAACTTCAACAGTTGGTTTTGTTAATACCCTAGATCAGACAACAGGCACATCAGCCAAAGTTTCAGAAGCGATCATTAATATATCTGAAGTATTAACAAAATTTTCAGCCGATGCTGAGAGAGTAGGAGTGATATTCCAGGCATTGGGTGAAATCATTATGATTGTATTCCTACGAAAAGTCTTTGTTATTGTCAGATCAGTATTTGTTGCGCTTGGGGAGGCTATCAAACAGTTCGCTGGTAATGTGCTAGAGATCGCAACCAGTTTTTCCACGGTTTGGGGTAGGATAACCAAATCCAGTAGAGAAGCGATTAACTGGATCATCGACCTTTGGGGTAGATCAATATCAATTATGAAAGATGGGGAAACTATCCTTGGTAAGATATTTAGGGGTATTGGCATGGGGTTAGTGGCGCTGGCGGTAACCATTGGTGAACTCGCCGCTTCATTCCCAGGTCTACTAACAGCAATTACAATGTTAGAGGTGGGGTTTTCTATGTTCTTTGACGCTGTTGAGGTGGGGTTTGAATGGGTTATAAATCAGGCTGTTGCATTAAAAAACCATATACAGGATATATTATGGGCAATAGGGGCCATGGATGAACGGGGCAACAAACCACTTATAAATATAGATGGCCCTGCACCTATTTGGGGAATGAAGCAACAAGAATCACCACTCCTATTTGATAATCTACCAGAGAAAAAAGCAATGCCGGCAAGCACATTTAATCAAGCATTGGAAGATAGAAAGAAGATTGTTGATAATATCACACAAGATTATGCAAAACAGGTCGGTTTATTGAAATACACCGGGAAAGAACTGGAATGGCAGACTATGCTTGCCGAAAAGCAAATGGAGATTGGTGGTGCATTAACCACTGTTGAACAGGGGAGGTTGCGTTACCTATTTGATATCATAAAAGCAACTGAAGAAGAACGAGAGTTACGAGAACAGATATTAACTGCGGGTGAAGAACAATTAAAACAAGTAATGAGAGGTGCTGACCCACGAATTGCGGTAGAACAAGATTATATTGATGCCAAAATAACATTAGAAAACTATTTCATGGAAGTTAGTTACATATCAGCACAAACCCAACAAGAATCATTGTCCATATTAGAAGACAATTATAGAATGAAGAAGTTTGATGCTGAGGTGGAATTAGAAAATCGGCTATTCAATATGCGGAAGAAGAATGCCAAGAAAGAAGCATATGAAAGGTTCAAGACTGGGGGTTGGTCACATGGTGAATCAATGGGGATGGCAGACCAATTAGCCGACTATGAAATGAAGACAGATACTGAGAAGAACCAGTGGATAATTAAAAATGCATCAGACACATTCGACCAATTAGGCACAATGAGTAGGGAAGCATTTGAAGTAGCGAAAGCAGCCAATATAGCGGAAGCCATTATGAACACCTACGTGGGTGTTACAAAGGCGTTTGCACAGGGCGGTATGTTTGGCTTCATCACTGGTGCATTAATCCTAGGAACAGGTTTGGCGCAAGTGTCAGCCATTAAATCACAACAATATAGGGGGCGTGCTATTGGTGGACCAGTAAATCCAGACTCATCATATCTAGTAGGTGAAACGGGAACGGAAATGTTTACCCCAAACACACCAGGACATATATCACCACTATCCGGAAATAAGACGGTTAATATCACATTTGAAATAAATGCGGTAGATAGCAGTTCAATTGATGAGTTATTGGTAGAAAGAAAACCAATGATAGTTAGTATGATACGAAAAGCAACCGAAGATAATGGATACACTAGCCTTGTGTGAAAATAATAAATATGATAAAGGACAACAAGTATGTCAGGAACATTACCAAATAATAAATTTTTAAATGTAGTTATCTCATCAAATACCCCAACCATAACAACAACAAGTGTGTCGGGTATGAGGCAAAGCAAGCAAATAGCAACCCAATTCTGGACTATAGAAGCGGACTATGTGCCATTAAACATTAAAGAATCAAAAGAAATTATGGGGTTTTTAGCAAAACAACGGAATAGTTTATATGATTTTGATGTTGTTGTCCCAAACATTAGTCATTCATCAGGATCAGTAAATGATGTGATTGCATCTAACCCCGCATTAAACACACTAATGACAGTCACTAGTGATGTAAGTGCTGGAAACAACACCTTATCATTTGACACAGCAATCAACTCATCGTATTTCACTGATTTAAATGTGGATGCATCCGAGGGGTTAGTGTCGGGGGATTTCATAACCTTTACAGGTCATAATAAAGTATACCAAGTACTAGATAATGTGGATTTTAATGGCACTGGTGGAGGCACATTTACTGTATTCCCTAATTTAATGTCTAATATATCATCGGGAGAAGAAATAATTTATAATGATGTGCCTTTTGTAGTATACAACACACAAAGTGCACAGGATATAGGTTTTACCCTCGGTGATACAACCGAAATTACATTGACCTTACAGGAAAGTATATGAGGGGGTTTGATTCAGCAACATCCGCTATATTAGCAAGCCATACTTTTATTACAACAGAACTAGTGGAACTTCATTTAGATACCCCACTCTATCTTAGCACCGCAGGGTATGATGTAATGACAGATACCCCTAGTAGTAGTGGCACACAAACTTATATAGCACAAGGGGATTTCATTGCCTTTAGTGGGGTGAGAGAGACCGATCAAGTTAAAATAAATAATGTGAGTATTTCTTTACAAGGGGCGACAGCGACTTATCGGAATATCGTATTAAATGATAATTATTTGCATAGAAGTATTAAAATATATAAAGTATTATTAGATCAAGATACCCTTGCACCAGAAGTAGCCCCAATCTTAATATATGATGGGCAGATAACAGGGGCGAGTGTAAAAGAATCACCCCAAGAAGCAATCGTGACATTAGCAACATCAAATGAGTTCTACGATTTTGAACGAGTCGCTGGTCGAAGGACAAATAATGGTAGCCAACAACGACACTACCCATCAGATATGGGGATGGAATTTAGCACCTCTGCCATAGCCGATATACAATGGGGGAAACCATGATACAAGAAGCAGTAAGTAAACATATAAGACAAATAACTGGATTATTACAACAACAAGCAGAGGAATTGGAGATGGACTTTGATTATGATGAGTGCTTGGAATCAACAAGAAGATTGTGTATATTATCTAATAGTTATGTTGTCGTTTCAGTTAAGAAAGAGGAAGTTCAAGCAGTTGCTTTTGCGGTGGTTATGAATAATGGA